GTTCCAGCACTAAAATCAACAGCGCTATCACTATTAGAGCTAGATATTACAGTTGTTCTTGTTAAATCAGAACTATCACCATCTAATGTTCCTAAACCTACTTCAAACTCAGCTTGATCTTGATGTGCGATACAATAATAAACTGTGTTTGAGTTACCGATACCAGCAGCAAAAGTTTCAAAACCTGTTACTGCGCCGCCTAATGATACAGCACCTGTGCCTGTTGTTGTTGTAGTTTCTTTTACTCTGTCGTTAATTACTAACGCCATTTAAATTCTCCTATGCTAATCTTAATATAGCGTTACTAGCGTCAGCAGTAGGGAACTGAATAGTAAAAGTTCCGCTGGTAGATGTTTTATCTCCACCAAAATCTAAAACAGCCACAGCTTTATTTGATTGAGAGCTATTATAAATTAAGGCTCCTCTAGCTGTAATCGTTGCTGATGTAAAAGATATATCAGCAAAGTCGCATATAGCGGTTGTTCCAGAAGTGGTTGGAGTAACACTGGTTAAAGATCCACCACCTGAACTATAAGTTCCTGAATCAGATACTTCATTTGATGTGCTAAATGCAGTTGTGCTAGCACCTAATGAAGCACTACTTGTGTATAAAGCTATCTTAAAAGTATCACCTGAACTCGCTGTAAAGTTGTGTGTTCCTACTAATAACTCTTGTTTAAAACTTGTACAAACAGCTTGACTTATTGCCATGTTTTATTCTCCTATGGGTTTTTAGACTGCAAAGGAGTTCTAAGAGCCCCATGCATATATTCATCTCTTCGGTGTCTTCCTTGTTGTTCAATAACTAACTCTTGAAGAGCACGTTGATATGATTGTTCATAAATTTGCAGCATTTGAGCTGGTCCCTTCAAAAACTTGAAGGCTTCTGCAAGACATCCGTAAAGTAATAACGCTGGTGCATTATCACCCAACCATGAGGTACTATTTGAACTAGACAGTCTTGTTGGTAATCTAGTTATACCTAATTCTACGTTATATGCTAGATCAGGAGTGGGTGCAACATAAATTGTGTTGTGGTCCCACCAAGCCCAGTATCTAGGCTCTGCAGTTGCAGTCCTATCTGGCCAATACTCATTCATATAACTTACATCTCTTTGTTCTAAAAAACTTCTCGTAGGCGTACCTGAAGGTGCAAATATTTGCATCGTTCTAACAGTCCCTAATGATGTAGGTTCTGGCCTACTACCACCAGGCAATGATAGAAAAGGGTTACTAGCTGTTAGATTAGCAGTTTGATGAGACTTAAATACATCTATGTCAACATCTCTAAATATTCTGTTTTCTGCATGTTCAATAAAATCATTAGTCACTGTTGATGATAAAACATCAGTGCTGACCTCTGTGTAGTCTAATATTTGTTGAGTTAATTCTGAATATGTTACGCCCATTATGAAATACTCACTGTTACACTTCCTAAATAAGCAGATACTACGGGAGGTTGTTTTTTTGAAACTTGCATAGAATTATTATATTCAAAAAACCCTGAACCGCCAACAAAAACTGTCATGGGTTCTAATCTGTCTGGTCTCGCATCTTCTATACTTTGTGCATCTGAAGAGTGTCTTTGTCTTTCTAGTTGAGGATGTTTTTCTTCAAATTCAGACTTATGAACCAAAGATCCGTTCCACTCTTTGCGCATCTCCTTGTATGGAAACTGCACGCCACTTCTGTCTGATATTGCTTGTGAATATTTACCAACAGCTTTTGGCATTAGATGTAGCTTCTTTCTGGAGTTGCAAAGAAACTAGATCTAGGTCTATCTTCTTCTGATGCTCGTTGCCACTCTTCTTCATATAATTGTTTTAATAAAGGAGTTCTCTCTGGGGCCTTTTTTACTGACACGTAATAAGCTAAACCAGAAGTCAAACAAGGTAGAAATCTTGTGGGGACTTCTAACTGATCATTATAATCACCCGCATCTTGTATTTTAGTCAAACCATAATATTTAAAAGTGTGTGCTGCGTCTGGAGTTGGATACAAAAATAAAGTTGGCGTAGACGTTCCTCTCTCTAAAAAATATTGCACAGGAGTTCCTGTTGTAGATTTATTAGATATGTTTAAATACTCTGCTCTACTTATTCTATCTACTTCAATATCTGTAGATGAATCAGAAGCTGTAAACACTACAGCCTCTAAGACATCAACTAAATCTGAGTCTAAAGTATAGCTAGTTGTGCTACCTGCTAAAGTTTTTGTTCTTAGTTCTACTGTCCATAAATTTATACCCCTGTTAGCCCATTCAGCTAACATTATATTTAATGAACGTCTTGCACTTTTTAAATCATATCCTGATCTAGAGTTTAAACCACATCTTTCAAAAGCTTCTTCTATAACCTGATCGACATCTAAATCAAAACTATTTGTTCCTGATGTTGCCATTTTTTACCTTTTTCTTTTTCTTTTTTTTAATAAATTTCTTTTTCTGACCTGCCTTAGATATTTGTTGAGGCATGGAAGATCTAGAAATCATTAATAGTTTTTAATAAACTCTGCGATACAAGTATAACTGTTACCTGAATCTGCAGCTGCCGCCACCACAAAGTTAACATCATTTTCGTTAGAGTTACTACTAGTGTTTGCTGGTATGCCACCAAACTCTCTAAAGTCCCAATAACCAGAATCTATTAAAGTTATGATAGGAATGTCTCCATCAGAATCTTCATAATCTAAACGAGCAAAAGCATCCGCGCCATCACCGTTTGCACAAGTCCACCATACTCTTTGTAGAGAAAGTGTTGTAACTGATTGTCCTTCTTTGTTACCTGCTAACGCTGATACGTCACCAAAAACTGTTGTGCCACCTGTTCCGTCAGACTGCACTACTATTTTAATTGTTACTCTCTTATCGTTCTCTTGTAGGATTGTAGGTCCTGTTACTGTATCTGCCATCGTTTCCCTCCTTAATCAAGAAACTGTGGGGCCGAAGCCCCACTAATTTTAAAATACTGAGTATTCTAACTCCACTGTAAATCTTCCAGCAGTAATGTCAGCGTTCACCGCAGTTGTAGCAAAAGCATATAAGTTTTTGCTAGCAATCGCCGCTGTAACGTTTGGAACAAATATATGGTAGTTACCAGCAGTATCATTAAAGTTTACATCAATTTCTGTAATTGATTGTGTAGCACTTAACTGTTCATTAAAAGATGTTACACCAGCACCAACGATTTCAGTTCCTGATGAAACTGCGGAGTTGGTTGCTGTACCAGAAGTTGCACTCAATGATAAACCACCAACAAGAGTTTCACCTGCTGCTGTTGTAATACCTATTAATGCTCGATGTATAAAAAATTTAGTAGGTGTTACTAAACCATCTGGTGCGTCTGTATTTAGTGCACCAAGTTCTACAAGAACATCTCCATCTCCATATGCAGTAGAAGCAGCATCTGTGCTTGCTAAAGAACCTGCAAAAGATTGAATTTTTCTAGTTCCCATAGAAACTAGCTGTCCTGTTGAGTTTACAGAAAATCCTGTTTCTGTAACAGCTCCAGTTCCAGAAGCTTTATTAATTACATTAAAGCCACCTTCTGATCTAACTGGACCTGAAAAAGTTGTATTTGACATATTTTACCTCGTAGT